CTTAGCTATGTACGGACAAAATTGCCCTGTGTCTGCAGCAGGACGCTGAGACACACACACAACAGAATCGCAATATTTCATCGCTGAAGCAGCGCAAGCTCCTGGATGCGAACCAAGATCTAAAACATTGGAAAACCGAATGCCAAAATATCTGATTGCAAATTCAAACCGCGCCGCATGAAATCCATAACATTGAGAAGGTTGACTGTAAGGTGACATACGCCTAACAAGAGAGCGATATCTTTTTCCAGCCAATTCATGACATCTGACAGCAACATCATTAGCGAACGCACAAGCGACACTATAAGTTGTCATATCAGAATCTTTTCTTTCTGGGAAAAACTCCACTATATCTGAAAGCCCCGGCCAAACGACACGAAGATTTTCAGGAATGGGTACCTTATACAGTTCCTCAATGAATGAAAGTTTCGGAACAGTCGGAAATTTCGATGGAAGCAAAGTCCTATCAAAATTTCTCCAGGGATGTTTCTTGAAAATATCATCATCAATGTCAATATGATCAATGTGATAATCTTTCTTGAAACGATCAAGTAAATCATAACATATATTACGAACAGAGGAATTAAAAGGATTATCAATCAGATGACCAAGCACACGCTCAACAGCAATAACAACATCGGGACGGTCCCTTCTGCGGGGATCCATCTCCTCTGGCATAAGCAATCGAGAATGTGTCTCAACACTATCCCTAAAAACATAATAATAACCATCACGATAATGTATATGTTTTGAAAGAAAATCAACATCACCAATGTATCTTGAAGAGTGAATGTGTTTAACAATCAATCCAAAATCATGGTACATATTGACCAGCATATGGTCGGTTATGTGATCAGGAACCAACATAAAATTGTCATCTCCATACAAAACGTGCAATATATCCGTCTTAAGGCGACGCATGATACATCTGAAAATGAGCTCATGCAACAAAGTGTTATCATTTGCTGTATTTGCCCATCCACTACGCATACCCTGAAATACCTGAAACATATGTCCCATAGGCATAAGGATAATAGCATGAAGCATGTCCTGAAGTATAACCCTAAACTTATCTTTATAATTTTTCTCAACGCCACATTTGTCTAAAAGTTTCATATAAAACCGCATAAGCTGTTTCATAACTGATGGGTGTAATTTAGTATCCCATCCACTAATATCCAAAGAGACATAACGAAAACCTTTAGGAGCATAACCTCTTCTAGCTTTAAAAAGTCTAGCAAAACGTCCTGCACCATCATTCATCCAAGAAAAGCCAACTCCGCACCAAACAAAACATCTATTCATGAACCTACTCCATGACTGAATAAGCAACATTGCAATCAACAGGGAGGCATAACCACTATATACGATCAGCCTAGCTGAATCATAAGCTTCCACAGCCTGCATCTTCGCACGTCCAGTAGTATACCAAACATGTTTAGACATATAGTGCTCAAACTCCTCATTGTCATCCAATAACTTATTAGCATGGTTAATAGCTTCGTCCTTAACGTCACGCTTCTTAACACCTTGTTTGTAAGGATAACCAGCTGCAGATGTCCAGTCAACTTTAAGATCACTGAACGATCTATTGGTGGTCGCATCCTTAAGCTCCTTAACTAAGTCGTCAAAATCTGCAGTTTTAAATACTTCTTCAAGCAATTCATCAACAGCTTCTTCTAATTCACGTTCAGGAACCTCCTTTACAACGGGATGTGCAAATTTTTCAATATAATCACATCTAAGCTGCAAAGTGGCATTAGTCCGCTTGTAGGTGGCGAAAGCTTGTGTGCTTTCTCTAGGGTGATAACGGTCATAAAATCTCTTAATGAAGAAATCAACTGGGTGTAAAACACCCCCAGCATTATTCAACATAAGACCTTTACATCCTTTATAAACTAAGCCCGTACCTCCGATAAAATTCTTAAAAACCTCTTTAGCCTTAACCCTCAATTCACTTAAGGGTGTTTGCTGAGGCAAGAATATGATAATTTCACCTCCCGTAAACCAAACCAAAACCATAAAATTACATAGTTTGTTAAGGTCAATACGTGGAGCGTACATATCAAGTTCTACAAGTTCTACATTGTAGTCGTCTCTAAACATCTCATAAATGAATATCACAACGACAATATGTAAAAACCAAATGGTGTAACGAGGTCTATTCACCTTCCCCGGTACTACAGTATTTAAATCCGCCATCGTCGTTTATTATAGTCAATTCTATACTAATAAATAACTTCAACGCAGA